CAAAGAAGGGAAAGGGACAGAATAAAGGCTATCCAAAAAGAAAAGCAGCTCAAGGAGGATATAGCATCATTCTACAACCGGATGGAAAGATTCTTCGGCATGGAAATCAAAGGCGACGGTATAACCATCCGTCCGCTTGAAAGCGTAACCCAGTTCTACAAGGAGGGCAAAGTCATGCACCATTGTGTATACGCCAACAGGTATTACAGACACAGTGAATGTCTGATCATGACAGCCATAGCCGGAGAAAAACATGTGGAAACCATCGAAGTGAATCTTAAATCGTTTCAGATAGTACAGTCAAGAGCCGTATGCAACGGAACATCAGAGTATCATGACCGCATTATCCGGCTGGTGGAGAAGAACATGAGTTTAATCAAAAAAAGAATAGCATAATGAAAGATTATATAGAATTTTTAAAAGACAAGATGGCAATCAGCCATCAGACAGGATTTGAAGTTAAGGCTGATGAACTTACCCCGTACTTATATCCCCATGTGAAAGATACGGTACGTTGGGCTGTTTGCGGCGGTTGCAGGGCGATATTCTCCAGCTTCGGTATGCAGAAGACCGTAACCCAGTTGGAGATACTGCGGATAATCCTGAACCGCACAGGAGGCAAAGGGTTGATAGTTTGCCCCAAGCGTGTAGTAGTGGAGTTCCTGACACAGGCCGAAAAGCATCTGGGCATGAAAGTGACCTATGTACGTACTATGCAGGAGGTGAAGCAATGTCCGACCAATATCATGGTGACAAACTATGAACGTGTCCGTGACGGCGAGGACGGAGTAAGAATAGAACCTTCTTACTTTACCGTTACCTCATTGGATGAAGCGAGCGTGTTACGTGGATTCGGAACCAAGACCTATCAGGAGTTTCTTCCTATGTTTGCAGAAGTTCCGTACAGGTTTGTTGCCACTGCCACACCGTCACCCAACAGATACAAGGAGCTGATACACTATGCCGGCTACCTTGGAGTGATGGATACCGGGCAGGCACTTACAAGGTTCTTCCAGCGTGACAGCACGAAGGCGAACAATCTTACCCTCTATCCCCACAAGGAGAAGGAATTCTGGTTATGGGTAAGTACATGGGCGTTGTTCCTCACCAAACCGTCTGATTTAGGTTATCCCGATACAGGATATGAGTTACCAGAGTTACGGGTACATGAAGAAGTCGTGAGTGTGGATAATTCCACTGCCGGAGCCGACCGTGACGGGCAGGTGAAAATGTTCCGTGAGGCTGCTCTCGGTCTGGCTGATGCTGCAAAGGAACGCCGGGACAACATGCAGGAAAAGATTGCCCGTGTGGTGGAGATAATCAATCGCCCGGAAAACAAGGATGACCATTTCCTTTTATGGCACGACTTGGAGGCTGAACGTGAGGCACTCTGCAAGGCAATTCCCGGATGTAAGGCTGTGTATGGCTCGCAAGATGATAAGGAAGCGGATAAGGTAATAGCAGATTTCAAGGACGGCCGTCTGAAGTATCTGGCCGCAAAACCGGAGATGCTGGGTGAGGGTCTGAACTTCCAGTACCACTGCCACAAGGCAATCATGTTCATCGACTACCGTTTTAATGACAAGTTCCAGGCGATAGCCCGTATCTACCGTTTCATGCAGCAGCATCCGGTTGACCTCTATCTGGTCTATGCAGAAAGTGAGGGAGAGATATACAAGAGTTTCATGCAGAAGTGGGCGCAACACCGCCAGATGGTAGCCAGAATGACCAATATAGTCCGCAAGAACGGTTTGTTCGGTTTACAGGCAGAGGAAAAGATGATGCGCTGGATGTTCGCCAGTCGGGAAGAGAAGTCCGGTAAACTTTGGAGGGCCATAAATAACGACAATGTTCTTGAATGTCAGACTATGGAAAGTAATTCGGTGGACCTGATTGTAACCAGCATCCCGTTTTCCAACCATTATGAGTACACTCCGACCTATAATGATTTCGGACATAATGAGGACAACGACAAGTTCTTTGAGCAAATGGACTATCTCACCCCGGAGCTTATGCGTATTTTAAAGCCCGGCCGGTTGGCTTGCATCCATGTAAAGGACCGTGTACTGTTCGGCAACGCTACGGGTGACGGTATGCCCACCATCGACCCGTTCAGCGAAATGACAGTGTTCCATTATCTGAAGCACGGATTCCGCTACATGGGGCGTATTACAGTGGATACGGATGTAGTAAGGGAGAACAACCAGACTTATCGGCTTGGATATACAGAGATGTGCAAGGACGGTTCAAAGATGGGTATCGGTTGCCCGGAATATGTTCTTCTCTTCCGAAAGTTGCCTTCTGATACCTCACGAGCCTATGCTGATTTGCCGGTGACAAAGAATAAGAGTGAATACTCGCTTGCCCGTTGGCAGATAGATGCCCATGCAAGTTGGAAATCTTCTGGTAACTCTCTACTGAGCTATGAGGACATGAAAGGAGCCGGAATAGATAAGATACGCCATCTGTTCAGGAACTACGAACGCGAGCATATATATAACTACGAAGAACATGTATCATTCGCAGAGGAATTGGAAGCTTACGGAAAGCTGCCTAAAACGTTTATGGCTGTCGATCCGGTAAGTAAGAAACCCTGGATATGGGATGATGTCACCCGGATGCGCACGCTCAATACCAAGCAATCGCAAAAAAAGAGACAGAATCACATCTGTCCCCTTCAGCTCGATATCGTTGAAAGACTGATTGAACGGTACTCAAACAAGGGTGAGCTGGTGTTTGACCCCTTCGGAGGTATCGGCACTGTGCCTTATTGTGCCATCAGACTAGGACGTAGGGGATTGTCTACTGAACTGAATTATGACTATTGGAAAGACAGTCTTTCATATCTGTATGAGGCGGAGATGGAAGTTAGCGCACCCACATTGTTTGATTTGATGGACAGTGCCGTATGAAACAACCAGAAAATAACGGCTTATTTGAGGTAGCCGGAGGGAAAAAGCAAAAGGAACGTGGATTCAACTGTATGCAACTTATCATATTCCTGACCGAAGACGACGTAACGGAATGGGACGATTGGCACGGAGCGCATGAACAGGCAAAAGCTGGGCATTGCACATACAAGGGTAAATGCCATATCTATGCAAGATCCATCGAAAAGGTAAAAAAGAAATCTATTCAACCGACACTATTTTAAAGAGAAAAAGCAGACTTACTAGTCTGCTTATATAATAGATTTTATGAATATTCCGATGGGGGGATTCGAACCCCCGTCTTCTCTGTGGAGATGTTTTATCCTCTAAACTACAAAGGGCAGACACTCTGTTTCAAGATCCACAGCTCCTTACTAAAGAGGGATACGGGCAGAACCCATAGTTAATTCAGGCGTTTTGATACCCCTACATGAACTAACGGGTGCAAATATACATATTTTTAATTATATAACAAAAAAAATGAAAGCAATAACCATAAAACAACCGTGGGCATCCCTGATAGTCCACGGTATCAAAGATATCGAAAACCGAACTTGGCCCTGCCCTGATAAATATATTGGGCAGAGGGTACTGATTCATGCAAGCTTAAAGCCTGACAGAGAACCTTACATGATATTCAATGATGTTCAAGCTGATGCGATAGATAATTGTATTATGGATGTGTGTGGGTATTATAAACAGACTGGCTCCATCATTGGCAGTGTGGAGATTGTAGACTGCGTAGTAAATCATCTTTCTATCTGGGCAGATAAAACAGAAAATTACAGTACTGGCATGAAACCCAAACTTCATGAAGCCATTACCGGAAAGAAGGTGATTTATAACTGGGTACTAGCTAACCCTATTCTCTACGAAAATCCAATTAAGGACGTGAAAGGCAAATTATCCTTTTGGGATTATCCCGGTATCAAAGAGGTAAAGATAGAATGTCCGGAATGTGGCAGTATAGAAATAGCTGTTGAGGACTATACAACGGCACCATTCCCAACTTATTTGCATAGGTGTAATAAGTGTGAACATGTGATTATAGAAAGTGAGTGGAAGGAGGTAAAACTATGAGAGATTTTTATGAACTGATAAACCAATATCCATGGACTACTATTTTTCTTGCTATTTTCATTTATGAAGTGATTAAATGTGTGATGTCTAATTTGAAAAAGAAATAGCCATGAGCAAACTATACAAAGTAACTATTTTCGGGGAATCATTCCTAATCGGGTGGTTCCCTTTCTCTTCACGCTGGTATAACAAGCTAAAGATAATCAAATGATAGTACGTCATTTTATAAAAGTTCCGGTCCAAGAGTAGCACTTAGTACTATTTCCGACAACCATGCAGATGTCGTGTTTCTGTATCAGAATTATGGGGATTTCAGCGGGGATATAGAGTATCTTTATACCGAAATCGTAAATCGGTTAAGAATCAAAGGGCTAATCAATTAATGAGCCGGGGCTTAGTGCTCCGGCTTAATTTTTGTTTGGATTTGTTTTGCGATGGATTGCGTATCAGTTATTAAGGATTTAAGTTCTTCATTAGTTATATTGATATAACCTCCATCTTTTTTTCTACCATTTCTATGTGCTAATAAATTCCTATAATAGAAGTGTTTTTTCATTTTCCCATTTGTGTCGATTATAGAAACTTTAAATAATTCTTTGAGTATATCTTTTATAGTATCAATGTTACTATAAGATGTCCTCATTACATATTCTATGACCTTTTGCTCCCATTGGGCAACAAGATTGTCTTCTTTTAATTTAGTCATTTCATCTTTTTTCTTGCATGGAGGAATTGAATTGAAAAAATTATTGAAACTTTCTTCGTCTTGGATTATTTTGGTTAAAATAATGTCACAAATAAATGTATCTAATGATGTAATGATATTAATATATGACAATTTATTGATGATATTTTGTTTTTGTTCGTCCAATCCTTTGATGTTAATTACACTTTGGATTTCATCAATTCTTTGCTTAAAATCATTATATGATCCGATAAAGTCTTTTTGGAAAAAATAAGCAAATGTATGTTGTGTTGTAAAGAATGTTTTTGCGTAATATTCATTAAAAATAGATTGGGGATGCTCATTGCTAATTTCAAGGTAAGGCTCTCCTGTTTCAGTTATAGTATTGGGTTCTATAATTTCAGAATTTTCAGGAGGGAGATCGTATGATGCCCCTGCATTCTTATATGCAAAAAATGGAGTCGTTATTAAGATTCCTCCATTGACATAAATCCTTTTTCCCATATGTTTTATTCTCCTTTCTTTATTTATAGTATTCTTTCCCTCGTATATTCTTATGTTCCGGCATACGTGGTTCTCCGTCAAAATGGATTTTACCTCCACAATGAGGGCAGATGATAGTGTCTGAATCATTCCTAAATAAGTCAGGAATTTCCACCTCTAAAGCGTCAGCTATATCAGCAAGCCTATCAACGCTGAATTTATTTCTTGCTATAGCTTGCGAAAAAGATACAGGCTGTATTCCCAATTTATCAGCCAATTGAGCTTGTGTAATGCCTCTCTCTTTACACAACTCTTTAATTCTTAATTCTGTATTTGCCATAAATTATGATTTTTGATGCAAAGATATATAATATAGTATATATGCGAAAGAAAAGTTTGATAATTATTTGTTTTAGCTATATTTTATATGAATGAATATAAATTTAGTGTCTATGCTATATAAAATGTATTAAATATAGTATATATACATAATTTGCATTTGCTTATTTCGTATATATACTATACCTTTGCATCATCAGAAACGAAGTAATAACAATTAAAACATATAAGATATGAAAGCAACAGAATTTAAGAAAGGTCACTCAGTAGTCGTAACTACTAAAAATGGTAAGGTAGAAGGTACTATTTCAGGTGTTGATATGAATGTTTGCACTTTTGAAGTTGAATACTCTGTGGATTACCTAAAAGAGGGCAAAACATGGACTATGATTTGTGTGCCTGCAAGAGCGATAGAATTAGCATAAGTTTAATCAGCAGGGCGAAAGCCCTGCGCAATATAGAAGAATATGAAAGAAAATATATTTTTAAAAGCAGTTATAGAAAAACCGTTATTGAATAATGAACCAGAAGTTTTACACCTTTTCGTTCAAATTATCAATGAAATAACTTCTTGTATGTCAGAAGACGAGTTAAGAGGCTGTATGAGCTCTTTAATAGTAAGATACCCTTATTTTAAACTGTTTTTCGATTATGGTTTCGGACATAATCATATGTGGGTGAAAGCATCAGGTTCTTTAGAAAGATTGATATTGGTTGAGTTCTAATCCGGTAGCCTTATGGCTACCACAATATACACGATTATGAAAGCAGATTTAGTTTTAGTTATCAGCCCTGAAGCCCCACTGATGAAGCAACTGGGCAAGGTATTGGGTAAGATGGTAACCCCTTATGACTTCTCTACTATAGAGAGGGGTGAAAAGTACATCACCATACAGCATGATGAAACTGGGCTTGTAGTGGCTTATACGAGCGAAGAAAGATTGAATGTGAAAATGAATTAAGAATGAAGAATGTATTAGAATCTTTGAAAGAAAGTGTCAAGAGTGGCAAAATCACAATCAGAGAGGCAGCTATAAAGCTGCATAAAGCAGGGTGGACGAGTTTTGTAGACATGGATAAAACGAAACAATTACTTGAATTATGAACTCAATAAATGTAAACGGTTGCAGCGTATGCCAGCCCGGCAAAGAGAATTACACTACCTACGCAACGAAGTTAGGCAGAAAGAGAGTGAGAATGTACCAGTACGACTACCGTACTGAAAGTGGTGAACTCTTTGCTTGTTGTGCGCCTACCTTAGAGGCGTGTAGAGAAAGACGGGACAAATGGTTGGACGCTAAAAATAAATCAGTATGTTGACAATAGAAATACCAAAATCAAATAGAAGAAAATCCGAGGAAGACGCACTTGCATCTTTCATCCTCTCGGAAATCAAAGAGAAAGGTGAATGTGTTTACTTTCATTATGGCGTAGGATGGGGAAATAACTGGCCTCATTGTTGGGCAAAAAATACTGGAAGTGACGCTAAAGACAGACACCAAATTTCGGAGTTGGCGCACGATAATGTCATAAGAGCATTTATAGACAAGGGCTATTCTGTCGAGTATAGAAGTGAAATAGCCGCCGGAAGATATGTGATTATCAGAGGATAGCTACAATGGTAATGAAAACGAAAACAAGTAAAGTCACGTTTCTACTCCGTTCCAAAAATCTGCAAAAAGCATTATCTATCTTTCCCACTTTTCATATTAACGTTCATCAAAGAAGAATGCAAGACTTTACAGGTTACCAGTGAAATACTTTCCTGTAATTCTTTATCTTACCAGCAATTCGGCATTGATATCAACAAAGGAATTATAACACACATAACAAAGTATTGACAAGCCGTGTCAGTACTTTGTTTTCCTCATTTTTCCCCTTAGCTCCCTTATTAAGTACCTTCGTTTCTGTAACGCAAAAAAAGCAATTATGGAAATTATTTACAGAAAACTAGAGGAACTGAAGAAACTGGAAAACAATCCAAGAACTATTTCGGATGAACAGCTGGACAAACTTAAAGAGTCAATCCGAAACAATCCGGATTATTTCGAAGCCCGACCGATCATCCTGTCAGACCGTACTGGCGAATTGATCATTATAGCCGGAAACCAAAGGTATGATGCCTGTATATCGCTAGGTATGCAACAAGTACCGACCGTTCTTATTCCCAACCTGACCGAGGAAAGGGAACGTGAGCTAATCATACGTGATAACGTTAACAACGGACAATGGGACATAACCAAGTTGTTTGACTGGGATTGTAACGAGTTGCTTAATTGGGGTATGGAAGGCATCAGCTTTCCTGATCCGACAGATTTTTCAGAAGATATAGAAGACAGTCATAATGTACTCAAGAACGCAAACTATGAAGCCGGAGCTCATATCAAATATTTAGTATTTGAGGGGTATAAGATTCCAGTCAGTGAAAGCGAACTGGAAGCACTGAAAGCACGGGCTTCTGAATATTTGGATGAGAACGGTGTAATGGTTGGTTTTGTTAATAATCTACTTGGCTTATGATGGAATACATAGACATATCAATATTGAACCCGGCAGAATATAACCCACGCCTGCTCACTAATGAAGCACAAGAAGATTTAAAAAAATCCATCAAGGAATTAGGCATTATCAAACCGATCATCATACGTCAATCGGATAAACGTATCATGGCAGGACACCAACGTACAAAGACAATGAAGCTGCTTGGGTATACCCATGTTCCAGCCTTTATTCTTGATGGTGTAAACTCCACCGATGAAGTAAGGTTCAACCAACTTCACAACTATGCGGAATGTGAGTTGTCGGAAATCCAACCAGAAATCAATGTAAGTCTTCCTAAAGGAACAGAAGGATTTTATACTGTATCCAACAAAGATATCTCCATTCTTTCCAAAGGAGGAAACAACTCACGTGTTGTTGACCTTACGAAAATGATTCTCCGTTACGGCCAGTTTGCAAATGCCGTATGTGACCATACCGGGAAAGTGATCATCTCAACAGTATATGCCAAAACGGTAAAACTATTAGGTATGGACCTACTTGTATATGTCCTTCCAGAAGGGAAAGAAGAAATCGCGCTCAAATACTTCTCTAAGGAATATGGAGTGTTCGAGTATTCCCATCTGGAACGAAAGACCTATATACAGTCTTTTGCCCAAAAGGCACGGCTACGGCAAAAGAACGGGGTTCCAAGCAAGCGTAGCCATTCAACGTTGTATGAAACGCAGGTTATACCATACATCACCAAGGATATGCGCATACTCGATTTCGGTGCCGGACAAAAGGATTACGCAACCATACTGAAGAAAAAAGGCTATCTCATTGACGCCATTGAATTCTTCCACCGCAAAGATGGAGCGGACATCATTGATGAAAAGGAAATCAGGCAAGACTGTGCTTCCATATGCAAGACCTTGTCGGACTACGGGCTGTACGATGTGGTTGTGTGCGATAGCGTGTTGAACTCTGTGAACTCAGAAGAGGATGAAAAGAATGTCTTACTTTCGTTATCAGCATTATGCAAGCCCGGAGGAATGATATTCTGGTCTGGCATTCCGCTGCTGTTCGCCCAGAAATCATCTGAACGCAAGGAAACACACGACCATCGTTCTAAAGCCGTATTTCTTGACGCAAAGAACTTCACAGCCAACTTCCGTTTTGGTGAATGGTACTTCCAGCATTATCATTCCACAGCTGACATCATCAGATTAAACACAGCTTACATCGGAAAGGATTTTAACATATTCGATAAAGGAATGAAGATAAGCCCAGAAAAAGAGTTAAGAGGTTCGTCATTTCAAGTAGCATCAACCAACGGAAGGAGCGCAAGTAAGAATGATTATCTGAAAGCGTTGCAATATGAATTCACACTTCCTCTTCCCAATAATCGCAAATGGGATCTGGACAAAGAAATTATACCAATCTTTAAAACACTATAAACAATGGCAGCACCTAAAGGAAATCAGTTTTGGATGTTACGCAGCAAGCATGGCAGGGATAAACTCTTCGCCACGCCTGAAGCGTTATGGGAGGCGGCGTGCGAATATTTCCAATGGTGTGATGAAAACCCATGGACAACAAGAAAGGCTATACAACGTACCATGCCTGTTAGACGCAAAAAAGGTAAAAGAATAGAAACTGTTAATGAACAGCAAACACAACAAGAAGTTTCACCTACACAGCGCCCCTACTCTCTCACCGGATTATGTATCTATCTAGGTACTTCATCACGTTGGTGGAGTAGCTTCAGAAGTGAATGCATGAAAAAAAATGATGAAGATTTTTTGCACGTCATCGCGCGGGTGGAAGAAACCATCGAGACTCAACAATTTGAAGGAGCCTGTGTTGGCGCTTTCAATGCAAACATTATAGCCCGAAAGCTAGGGTTGTCCGACAAACAGGAAGTGGATCATACAACACAAGGCAAACCCTTCAACGGATTTGACTTTCTTCCCTATACTCCCGAAGCTGACAAATTGAAGTGATATGGAGCAAAAGGTTAACTTAAAACAGCGATTGGCATACAATTTTCTTCGTGACAGCAAAACGAAATTTTTATTGTATGGTGGTGCCGGAGGTGGTGGTAAATCATGGCTAGGCTGTGAATGGCTGATGCAATGTGCCTACTATCTTCCCGGTACTCGCTGGTTTGTTGGCCGAAATAATTTGAAGGATAGCCGTGAGTCCGTTACCGTGACCTTCAATAAGGTAGCATCTTCTCACAGCTTCACGGCATACAAGACAACAAATGAAGGGATAGCCTTCGACAACGGAAGTGAAATCGTTTATATTGACTTGACGTATTATCCGGTGAAAGATCCGATGTATGAACGATTGGGGTCTAAGGAATATACAGGAGGATGGATAGAGGAAGCTGGTGAAGTGCACTACCTTGCCTTCGAAGTCTTGAAAACCCGTATCGGCCGCCACATGAACGATGTATACCATGTACCCGGAAAGATACTTATCACCTGTAACCCGAAGAAAAACTGGCTATACCGTGAATTCTACAAGCCCTGGAAAGAAGACAAATTACAAGCTCCTTATGCATTTATCCAAGCTTTGGTGCAGGATAATCCTTGGGCAACAGAAGACTACATCGAAAGTCTTCGAAACACAAAAGACCGGGTAACAAAGGAACGCCTATATTTCGGCAATTGGGAGTATGATAATGACCCGACTGCCCTGTGTAACTACGACGCTATCTGTGACTTGTTCACGAATGAGTTCATTGCTCCTGCAGGTGAATCTACCGGTTCTGCAGACCTTGCAATGAAGGGACGAGACAGATTTATCGCCGGTCATTGGAAAGGGAATGTGTGTTTTATCAAACTGGATCAGGAATACAGTACTGGAAAATCCATTGAAACAGACCTGAAGCGGATGATGATAGAATGCTCAATTCCTCGTAGTAAGATGATTGCGGACTCTGACGGATTGGGGAACTATCTTGAAAGCTATCTGAACGGTATCAAGGAGTTTCATGGAGGAGCACGACCTATTAATCCTGAATTTGACAATTTGAAATCAGAGTGTGCCTTCAAACTGGCTGAGATGATTAACAATCGATTGCTTCGTATCGTATGCACGGAAGCACAGCGAGAACGGATCATTGAAGAATTGTCAGTTCTCAAACAAGCACATATTGATGCAGACACACGGAAGAAAGGAATAATCAGCAAAGAAAAAATGAAAGAAATATTAGGTCATTCCACAGATTACCTTGATATGCTGATAATGGCAATGATATTCCGCATCAAACCAACACCAAAACGACCAAAAGCAAAAATAGGAAAGATATGACAGTAAAAGAATTTTTGACAATAAGCAGCATTGCCACCGAACCCGAGGTCATTAGAACCAAGTTGGATGAACTGAAAAAACCTTATCAACTAGGGCAGTATAAGACACCAGATACCCTAAACGACATAAATATGGGAGAACTGATGCAACTGCAATCCATCGAAACAGAACACGATATCTTGTTCGTTCCCTGTACTGTACTGATGGGGCTGAGTAAACGTTATATATCCCAACTTCCAGCTACCGATGTACTGGGATTCGTACAATGGGTGGCCAAAGAAGTTGAACGAATAAATAAACTATTCGCGTCGACGAATGTACCACCCACACCCGAAGAGAAGCAAGCAGGATCCGAATTGCTAAATTTTGGACCTTTCGGCATGATTGATTACTATGCACAGCGCATGGGTATCACTGATCATGCAGAAGTAGACAGCGTGCCATGGGTCAGAGTATATAAATGTCTTGACATGGACGCCAAAAGAGTAAGATTCGAACGTAGATTAAGAAACATATTAAGTAAGAAGAAATGACGGTAGAGCAAAAAATTAAAAAGATAGTAGACTCTATGGAGGGTGTAAGTTACCTTTTTGACAACTGGCAAACAGCCAATATAAGACTGGACAAGATTAAATTGCCGGCAGTGCTTAATCTCCTTCCTGTAAGCGGAACTTTTAATCTAGGCAGACAGCAGTTAAGAGACTGCCCTAACTGTATGATGGCATTCATGGATAAAACCAAGTTCGATTTTGATGGCACAGAAAATGATGCAGTGATAGAAGGATGCAAGAATAAAGCCAAAGAATTCATATTGCTATTGAACAGGAGTGGGATGTTCAAAGAAATATCAGGAGATATCCCTTATTCTGTTTTCTATGACAAGCTGGATGTTAATGTAACCGGAATAGTTATCCAACTTAAGTTAGAAGAGATAATGGGTACTGTTATTTGCAACAAGAGCGTGAAAGAGATTGTATATGGCAGCAGAAACTAAAGCCGGAACCCTAAGGATAATAGGTGAAGAGCTGGAAGCGTTACGCAAGCGAATTATAGCCAACCATGAAGCAGCCGGACAAGTAGCCAGTGGAAGGACAAAGGGCAGTCTGAAAGTAGAAATGTCGGAGGACGGAGGCGTTTTGTGGGGCAGGCAGGCATTCGCGGTACTAGAAACCGGACGTGGGCCAGGGAAAGTTCCGAAAGGATTTTACAAGATTATCCGCCAATGGGTGGAAGATAAGGGTATACAAGTAAAGAAGCCCGATTCCTTCGCCTACCTTGTCGCTAGAAAGATAGCCAAGGAAGGAACGGAACTATACCGAAACAGAAAACACGAGGAAATCTATTCCCGTGATCTAGAAAATACCGTGGACAATATAGCCAGCAGGGTATCGGCTATATATGAAACAGAAGTTGAACATATAAATCTGAATTTCGACAATGAGAACACATACGATAGATAATACAACAATTGAATATCCTGACCAAATAGGATTCTGCTTTAATCCTGTGATAATAAATATCCTTGGCGGAAACTATCAATCTGTTACTGCAACGGTAACGGACACCACCACAGCCACATCAGACAGAGAGAACAGAGCGACGTTCGGTGGTTCCTGCTTCTTTGACCTATCATTCTATACGCAGAGCTATTTTGACGAATACAGAGAAGTCGATTACAAGTCAACTCACGCCGAAGATAGTAAGTTAGGACGTCTGTTTAGCATAGAGCTTGATATGTATAACGAATCAGGAACACTTGAAAACAGCTTCCAGTTCAACGTATTCATATTGTGGGGAGCCAGTAAGGTTGGAGAGCAGTATAATGGAAGCCGAGTGCTGACATGGTTCAAAAACTACCCATTCTCTGTAGGCTTATACTCTGCAACATCAGGGAATGTTAAAGTAACTATAGATGGTTCCGAAAGCTCCCCTATCGCATTATCAGGACAAAATGCATGGAATATCATTCTTGCTGGAATAGATGCTTCAGACAGGGTGGAATTTTATCTACCTGGAAGTAATACGGCAGCATCTGTTTTTGACCACACCTTTGATTTCACCTTCCGAGGGCTGCTCAATATGGCCACAAAGATCACTTGTAAGGTTGACAATTCAGACTGTGGAATATACTTGAGATGGATCAACCGCCATGGAATGTGGTGTTACTGGCTATTCATGCAAGGAGACGAGACTTCGCAGGTATCCAATGACGGAGAGTTCATCAGAAACAATATGCAGGATTACAGTTACAAGAACGGATACCATGGAGGTAGCGGACGAAAGCAAAGGAAAATGGAAGAAACGACACTTCCCGTATGCGCTCCATTAATAGACAGCATAACTTATGACTTCCTTTACCAAATGGCCACATCTCCTGTTGTTGATATGTTCATGGGCTATGATGATAACGGTAACGCCAGATGGATGGCCGTAAATGTGTCTGTGGGAAATTTCGTCAAACAGCGGGTATCACTGCAAGACTTTGAAGCGAACATTATATTACCTGAAACTAACGTGCAGAGCTTATGAGAAATGAATTATTATATGTCGGTGCCAACAACAAATTAATAGATATGGACGACAGCACCAATATCACATTAAAATACAAGAATAATATATTCACCGATATAGGCAAAATTGTAAGTAACACAAGCTACACTATTAAACTTCCAAACACAGTGAGGAATCAGTCTGCATTTCTTCACGCAGACCTGCCATCCTGCCAATATTCCGTTGCTTCATTTTACCTTGACGCTAGATACATAAGAAACGGAGTAGAAATTATCAAAGGGGCAAAAATATACTTGATAGGCACGTCTGATGTGTTTGAAACCGCATTAATATGGGGAAACGCAACACAATTTTCAAGTATTGCCAATGAAGAAAAAAAACTGCAAGATTTAAAAGAACGTTGGCATTATGAAAGCCAAGGGAATGATCCATTTCCTGATTATTACATCGAATGGAATAGCGGAAAGAACGTAAGCCAATATGATAGTCATGGAGATTTCTTTTTCCCAAAAGTAAATTACAATATACGTTCAGCCGATAAAGACTTACCCTATCATCCGGCAGTTAAAGCAACATGGATTTTAGAACATATATCACTTGATAATGATGTGATATTCATTTTTCCAAGTGAACAGCAAGCAGTCTTGAACAAGCTGTTTATCCCATTGCTGACAAGAAATGACGGGTTGGAATTCTCTCAAAAGAATGAACTGTGGTTGAATGCAAAATATTACCTTAACCAAGGAACCGGGCCTATTGAACTTTACTTCGAAAACAAAGAATATTCATCATATTATGGAACGGTAAATAAAAGCTCGCTAAGCGAAGGCACATTCATTAGTGGAATAAAGACAAAAGGAAACTCCATAAAGCTCAATGCTTCAGGCAAAGTATCAATACATACTTTAACTTCTTTCTATCCCAGCAATGCAGCCATGATAGCTTATTATATTGAGAACGGAGAGAACAATGAAATATTCAACATAGGATATACGGATATAATAAGCAATGGAGGAAACTCTTACAATATTACGTTTGAGTTCGAAGGTGTAGAATCTGACTCAGTAAACAAAGGTACAGATATCCGGTTTGGATTCACAAATATCGGATTTATTGCAGACGTATCAAACGGTGTAGATGGAATCATAAATCTAAGAATGGAAAACAGCTTTGTATCGCCCAAGCAACCAGACGAAAGTATTCTTAACGGGAATGGTCATTACCCCATTATACCAAATTTGCCAGATATGACACAGCTTGATTTTATTAAAGCAATATCTACCATGCTAGGCGTATTTGCATATCCTATTGAAGGCACGAACATTATAAGATTTATGTCTGTCGATGATATCATAAAGAAAAAAGAACAAGCGTACAATTGGACTAGACGGGTAATAGCATCGTATATGGCCAACAAGCCTAAAGAAATGAAATTCACTATCGATGGCTTTGCACAAAGAAATATACTTAAATACAAAGACGATGATACGGTAAAAGGCAACTACAGTGGAGAAATTACTTGCTTGATCAGCTCATTAGAGAAGTCTAGAGAAATGGCAGAGTTGAAATTTGCAGGATGCGACATGAGAGGAATTACAGCATTCATACGATTGTACAAATATGACGGAGAGGGAAAGGCTGAACTGCAAAAAGTTCAACCAAGAATACTTCTCGAGGAAAACAATGGAGGTCTATCAAATGGAACCTTCACACAATTGTCGTTCACAGATATCATAAAAAGATTCTACACAAGCTTTCAAAATGCAGTGTATACTCCCAAAATCATTAAAGAAAAAATAGAAATAACAGAAAAAGACTTGAGAGACTTAGATATGACTACTCCAGCATATCTGGCCCAATATGGAAAATATTATGCAATTCTATCCGTTACAGCAGAAAATACAGGAATAGCAAATGTTGAATTATTACAATTAGACATCTAAAATTATGGCAGACAAAGTAGAAAAGATACTTGATATCAAAGTGAATTATAATGAGGCTATCAAAGCTATAGCCGAGTATCAGACAAAAATCGACAAAGCCAAAGAAGCAGAGGCGAAACTGAAGGAACAGTTAAAGGCTGGAGACATAAAAAGGCAGCAGTACAATGAAGAAATGGCGGCATCTAAAGCCTATATCAACGACTGTAATGATTCGATACGTGTTATAACGAAAACAATGCAAAATCAGCTCAAGCAGGAGAAGGCACAAGAAAACAGCCTTGTTTCTCTCCGTGCCAAACTGTCAAACCTAACGGCTGAATACGATGCTTTATCCGAAGCGGAACGTAAAGGTGCTAGCGGCACAGAATTGAAAAACAAGATTAATGAGGTTACTGATGCTCTAAAGGGCGCTGAAGAAGAGACACAGCGATATTACCGAAATGTTGGCAATTACAAGGAAGCTATAATGGAAGCCGCCAATGCCAATATCCCGTTCGTGCAGCAGATAAATGTAATGGTGACCTCCTTGGGTGAAGTAAGAAATTATTTGTCTGGAGTAAAAACAGAAATGCTTACAGTTTCGACCACCACAACCGGCTGGATTAAAGTTTTGAAACTGTTGAAAGTTGCTCTACTTGGAACTGGTATTGGAGTATTAATTGTAGCTTTAGGATCTTTGGTATCATGGTTCACCAAAACACAGAAGGGCGTGGAAGCAGCCAATAAGATAATGGGTGCTCTTGGTGCCACTGTAAATGTCTTAATAGACCGGGCAGGCAAGTTGGGAAGTGCTTTAGTGAATCTGTTTACTGGGAACTTCAAACAGGCGGGGAATGATGCCAAATCCATATTCGCTGGTATCGGTGATGAAATAGTCAATGAAACCAAACAGGCGTGGAAGCTGGCAGAAGTCTTGAATGAGATAGACAAGAGGGAAGTCATGCTGTCCATGTCACGTGCCGCTAACCGAGCTGAAATTGAGAAGCTGAAAAAAGCTGCAGATGACCAGACCCTGTCCACACAGGAACGTATCAAAGCTGCGGAAAAAGCTGCAGCAATGGAAAAAGAGGACTTAAAAATCCAAACAGACTTAGCGAAAGCAAGAATTGCCAATATGCTCGGATATACTAAAGTAACAAAGGAAGCCCTTAAGACCATTGAGGACATGCAAAAAGGAGCAATTACAGCAGATGAAGCTATTGGAAAAATCGGTATATCGGAAAGCACTATTGATGACCTTAGGAAATTAAGCGAAGAAGTAAACAGATTAAGTGAATTGGAAGAAAGCAGTTACACCCGTCAGACAGAGCAGCAAAATACCCTAAACTCTATCCGCCAGGAAGGTGCAGACAAAGCAAAGGAAGCAAAGCAAACAGAACTGGAAGCAGTAAGGGCAGCAGAAGATGCTATGCTTGCCTTGGTGAAAGACAAGAGAGAACAAGCACGGAAAGAGATTGAATTGAACTATTCCCGGCAGATTGAGGATTTGCAAATCAGTTTAAAGCAAGAAGAGAACCTTACCGCCAAGGCTCGTGAAGCCATCAACGCCAAAATAAAGGCTTTGGAACAACAAAAATCTATGGAGCTTAGCAAGCTGTCCGATGAGGAGCTGAAAAAAGAACTGGAGAACCGTTTAAAAATGATATCCCTGCAATTGGAATCGGTCAAGGAAGGCAGCGAACAGGAATACCAGTTAAAGATACAACAATTACAAGCACAACAAGAGGCAGAACTTACCAGCACAGAACAGACCGAAGAAATGAAACTGGCCATTAAAGCAAAGTACAATACCAAGATAGACGAACTGGCAACAGCTCATGAGCAGAATATTATCAACAAGCAAAAGGAAGCCATGCGCATACGCTTTGAAACGGAAATCGCACAAGCATATGATAACGAAGAGGAAATTCTTCGTATAAGGATGGAACAAAAGAAAGCCGAGCTCGATAGCCTGCAGCAAATGGAAGGTGAAAGTATAGAAGCATTCAATCTTCGCAAGCTGGAAGTACAGAATGCTTATCTGGAATCCAAAAAAGGACTGAGCGATAAGGAGATTGAAATAGAACAAGCTAAATATGAAGCAATGGAACAGGTGACAAATGGTCTTGTAGCTCTCACAGAACAAATTGGGGAGTCTGACAGAGGGTTTGCTATGGCAAGCAAAATGTTGGCTTTGGCAGAGATCGCCATCAATTCAGGTAAGGCGATCGCAAAAATGGTATCCGCTGAATCAGGGAAAGGTATTCTTGGTATAGCTACAATGGCATCAGGTATTGCAACAATCCTTTCTAACATTGCAAATGCTGTTAAGATAGTAAAAAGTGCTAAATTTGCAGAAGGTGGTTTGGTTACAGGACCGGGGACAGGAACGAGCGACAGTATTCCGGCACAATTGTCGAATGGAGAATCCGTTATAACTGCCAAAGCTACGTCCATGTTCGCCCCTATCCTATCATCCTTCAATATGATGGGTGGAGGTGTACCTATTAATGTAACAGCAACGAATAATCAAACTTTAGGCGAAGATATGCTGGCCAGAGCAGTCGCCAAAGGAATGATGATGGCTCCTGCCCCTGTCGTTTCTGTAGAAGAGTTTACCTCAGTTGCGAATAGAATTAAATACATAGAAGAAAGCGGTAGTTTATGAAAGCATACGAACTATTATATATAAACAGGAACACTCTTAGGATAATGTCTGAAATGTCATTGGATGCATCAGATATTAAATACCTGGAAATGTATAAAGACTACACCCGTCTTACGGCTGAAGGTCATAAAAAGGCATATATCATGCAGTACCTGGCAGATGAATACAGCATTTCAGAAAGGACCATCTATAGAGTCATTGACAGGTTGTCCGTTGACGTTTCAATTCAATAAGGGGGAAGATTATTCTTCCCCCTATTTTTTTACTGACAAAGCGTGTCAGTGCTATTATGTTCTGAAATTCTTATAGCCATATACCGTTTTTTACCTTTGCTTCAAAATAGATTATATATGGCGAAATTATACATCAACAAAGATATTGTTGCGGATAAAGACAAAATGGAAAATTGGTATCTAACTGGTGAAGATGGATTGTCTTTTCCCGATATTCAAAATTTCCTATCTTGGATAGATCCGAATGACCACGTTATTGATATTGAGATACATTCATGCGGTGGTGATGCCGTTGAAGGGTATGCCATTTATGACGCCTTACGTGCTTCAGGAAAGCAAATCAGCTGTACTGCAGTAGGACGATGTGCATCCATGGCAACCGTGATATTATTGGCCGCTGCAAAAGAAAGACGTTTTGCTTATCCACATGCAAAGTTTCTTATTCACAAGCCTTATATGGCTTCATACGATGGAGACCTTGATCTTGAAACCCTAGAATCAATAAAATCAAACTTGGAGAGTGAAAAAAACAAGATGCTAGCTTTGTATGTAGAACGCACAGGATCGGAAGCCTCAGTTATCGAAGCCCAAATGAATAAAGCCGGTTGGTTTGGTGGTGAAACAGCCAAACAATTAGGTTTTATCACGACCGTTCTTATGCCTACAACTGCCAAAGGGAGAACTTACACATTTAATAACAAAAAAATGAACAAAGAAAAAGAAGTAACAGTGAAGCAGACTATCATAGACAGGCTGCTGGCCAAATGCGGCTATCAAAAAATTGAAGACGTACAGGTCGTATCTATGGAATTGACAAATGCCGAAGGTAACACGCTTACCGTGGAAAGAGATGAAGGTGAACCCCAAGTAGGAGATACAGCAAGTCCCGATGGCGAACATGTCATGCCTGACGGAAAGACTATCATTGTGACAGATGGCGTTATTACAGAAATTAAAGATCCTGATGAATTGGAAGAGGATGAAGTGAAAGCTTTAAAAGCCCGTATAGAAGAGTTGGAAACTGAGAATGCTTCTCTAAAGACGAATGCCCGTACCATTGAGGACAACAAGATTCTGAACGCAGTCCGTATGGCCGGGGGCGAAAACTGGCTGGCAAAACATTGTAGTACTTATAAAGTGTCAGCTCGTACCCAAACGTTCAACAAGGGTATAAAAGGAGTAGAAGAAAATGAAACGCCTATTCAGAGAAAACTTCGTGAAGAAAGAGAAAAAAGAAACAACAAGTAATAAAAGGAGGGGAAATGCCTATTTTAGATTTTGACAAACTTACACCTGATAATCAGGCTGTAAAAGACTTGAAAGACCTTATTCAGTTAACAGTCTTTCAAAACGAGGACATGGAGCGTTTCATGACGTTTATGCCCAATGTGACTAACGGTAAAAAAGCTGGTTTTATCGGTGAAATGGAAGATGTCGGAGTAGCCGGCTCCGGATGCGACCCTGAATATAAAAAAGTGGCTATCGCTGCCGCCCAAAAGGAATGGGAAATCGGGGATTGGCAAATTCCTTTGGAAATGTGCTATACAGACTTGGAAAACACCATTGCCAAGTACTGCCTTAAAACGGGAACAAATATAGGAGACCTGACATCGACCGAATATATGGACGGTATTGTACTGCCGAAGCTGTCTGAAGCTATGATGAAAATGATGTGGCGTTTTACATGGTTTGGAGATAAATCAGCAGCGTCTGTCACTGGAGGTGGTCAAATCACTGACGGAGTAAACATCGAACTATTTAAAACATGTGACGGTTTTTTCAAACGTCTGTTTGCCATCTGTACCAACAATACCGGACAGCACACTGAAATTGCAGCCAACGCAGAAGAATCATATGCATTACAAAAATCAAAGATGAAAGAAACAGGCATTGCCACATCAATATTCGATGCGATGTTGCAAGATGCCGACAGCCGGATTTTCCAAAAAGACGGATGCGCAATTTTCGCCACCAAGTCAATGTGCGATGCTCTGACTCACGATATGAAAGAAAAGTACAAGGTAATCATGCCCTGGGAAGTTGTATTTGACGGTGTAGAGGTCAGCAAATACGATGGAACAACCATCGTTAAATGTTCCATTTGGGATAGATTTATTCAAGCCTATCAGAACAACAAAACCAAACTAAACTTACCGCATCGTGCTGTTTTATGTTCTCCTGAGAACTTGATGTATGGATGTGAGGGCACCGAACCGATGTCGGACTTGGATATTTGGTTTGATAAGAAAGCCCGCAAGAACTACATTTATTCAACAGGAAAATTAGGCTCCATGATTGGCGAAGATGAGTTGGTACAGGTAGCATACTAACGAAAAGAGCAAATATGGCAATATGTGATATAACAATCAAAAAGGACATCGCACCATCGTGCGATGATCCTATCGTTCCCGGGCTGGAACAGGAAGGTGTGATAATGAATCGCGCAGACGTGGATTTCGGTGCGGTTACATTCAACGCAACCCGTAAGAATGTGATCGAAACTCTTGCACTGAAAACAGGTAAAAAAGGTTACAAGGTACAGGTATTCGGTGCAACCCCCTTTACAGGTACCAATACAGCCTTGGCAACAGGAACCTATCGTAACACGTTCACTAACACAGTGAACATGGTTGTATTAGCAAATGACCCCGATGTATGCAATGACATTATTGATGGGCTTGCTAACGGTGATTTTGTCGTTGTATTGGAAAATAAAGCTAAAGGGTTAAATAAAACCGAGAATCCGGGAGATTCAGCTTTCCAGGTTTACGGTTACTACCAAGGTTTGAAAGCCGCAGAGATCGGCAATGACAAGTATTCCGAAGAAACGGAAGGGGGATGGAATATCTCTTTGCAAGAAACCAAGGTTCCCAAATCAGCATTATTCTTGTACAAAACATCTTACGATGCGACAAAAACGCTTGTTGAAACACTGACAAAACCAACTGAATAATTATGGAGTTAGAAGAAGTGGTTGATAAATTAAAGGAGCTAGGAGATCTTCCCTCCTACTCCTCTTCTGATAAATCGGAGATAGAAAGATTGTACAAGGAAGTATTAGGAAAAGAATTCACTAAGACATCATGTAACGACTGCTATCGCGATGCTGTAATCGAAATGACTGTTTACATCAAAAAGAATAACCGTATGAAAGAAAAATGTAATTATATATTAAAGAATGGTGTCCTGCTTCAACCGGAGTTCGGAAGCAATAAAATGTACACTAATGACAACCTCACTGATGAAGTTGCTGAAAAGTACCTTACCAAAAATCCGAAAGGTGAAATTTATTTCGCCCATGTACCTACGGACTGGAAAGAACGTGTTAACAAATGTGGATACAATCAAAGCCTGCTTGATTCAATGGTAGAATCATTGCAAGACGGAGTTTCTGAAGAATCCGTGGCTGACACGTTGAAAGATTTCCAAATCAACGGCAAGAAAATCAGTAAAAAAGTTCTGAATCTGCATCTAAGCAAGGCCATTGAAATTGTGAACGCAATGAATGGAGAAGGCGAAGATAAAGTTGAATAAAAGAAATAAAGGACGAACGTAAACCTCGCGAATATGAGAGTAAGAGATCTAAAAAAGAAAAGCAGTAACCGCATTGATACAAGCTATTTACAAAATCTAGGAATTCAAGCCTACGGACAGGACAACCTATATCCGCAGACATTAAAGAATATCATTGCTGCAAGCTCTACTGCATCTGAATGCTCAGACCGTTTCGCTGACTTCATTGAAGGAAACGGATTCCGTGAGGTTGCTTTTTCCAAATATGTAGTCAATCGAAAAGGTGACACATTGGATGATGTGCACATGTTACTATGTAAAGACATGTCCGAACTCAATGGAATAGCAATCCATGTTAACTACAATGTTTTCTGTGAGATAGTGGAGATGCAGCACGTACCATTTGAAAATTGCCGTCTGACAGAAGAAGATGAAAACGGTTATGTGGCAAAAATAGCAGTACATCCAGACTGGAGCGGAAAGAAGACACGTAAAGGGAAAGCTCTGCAGGTCAAGAAAGAAAACATCGACTATATAGATGTTTTTAACCCTCAAAAAGATGTTATACTGGCTCAAATAGAAGCAGCCGGAGGCATTGAATACTACAAAGGTCAAATCCTATGGGTGTCAATGGCCGGGAAAAATACTTATCCTGTCGGGAAAGGTGACCGGGTGGCTACAGAAATGAGTACCGATGAAGGGCTGTCCAATGTCAAGTACAGAAATGTACGAAATAATTTCTTCCCTGGCGCTATGGTATTCACCAAAAAGGGATCGAACATAACCTTTGACGAAGAAGGCAACGAAGTGAAAGATACAGACGATGACGACAGTTTCTCAAATACACTCATCCAGTTGCAAGGTGATACGAATGCAGGAAAGATTATGGAAGTTACTTTAGAAAGCGATGAGGAAAAACCTGAAATAATAAATCTGAACTCACAAAATTACGACAAAGAATTTACCGTTACTGACGCAAGTGTGGTTGAACGTATTTATTCAGCTTATGGCCAAGAGCCATGGTATTGCATCCGTATTGGTAAAGTCGGATTCTCAGGCGATATTTTGGAAGATGCTTTCGAGTATTACAATTCTATCGTAAGCAAGCAACAACGCTTAATAGAGCGTACCTTTAGCCGTATATTCAGCTATTGGTATGAAGTAGTCAACCCCTCTAATGATTATAGTGTGGAACCATTAAAGTATGTACGAAATGCAGCAGTATCTAATAACAACAGATGAGGTATCGGCTTTGTCTCGCGGAATGTCTGTACATCTCGATCCTGACAAGATAGAAACCTACATCCGTGAGTCGGAGAATATCTACATCAAATCAGCGTTGGGAGACGAACTGTTCCTTGACGTGAAAAAAAATCCTGAAAAATACCAGCTACTGCTTGACGGAGGTACTTATGAAACTAAATGTAAAAAGAAGATAATCATCACTGGACTTCGCGTAGCTTTGGCTTATTATACCTATGCCTGTATTGTCAAAAATGGAGATGGGAATGTATCCCGTTTTGGCTTCGTGAACAAGGAAGGTGAATATAGCAGTCATACAGTATTCAAGGAAAAGATGATGGTGTATAGCGATGCATGTAGCATAGCTGACCGCTACCTGAAAGAATGCGTGCTTTACCTAAAAGAATGCGGTATGCCACTTTATAACGGTGAAGGGAAATTAAAATCTAATAGAACTGTTTTTCGTGTAATAGGAGAATGAGCGATTCTGTTGATATATTAAAGAAACTGGCTCTTCAAGTAAGAAACGCATCTACAGAAGGAGAGAATACAGCTGAAAGAATTGGGCGCATATTTATCGGGATTCTAGAAAACATGGATAATTCTGATATAGAAAAGCTCACCAAATACTTTTTGCGCAAAGACAAGGAGGATTCTACGAATTTCCTGCTATCCTTGCTAGGCGGAGTATTGATTAAGAATTATGCCAAGTTCGGTGACTTTATCCCCGGCGTTTCCGGAGGTTACATCGGTGAGGACGCCCGTGCCGAGCTGGAGGCTCTGGTCCTGCGCAGCTCTCTGAGTGTACCAGAACTTCGCTTCAACCGTCAGACCTATTTTGAAGGATATAATACTATAAGTCCCGGCGGAGGGCTGAAGATAAAAAGCTTTGTCGCCAATAGTGACGGCAGCTATACTGTCACCCCTGATCTGGAGGATGGTGTACCGCTGGGACAGAAGCCGGACGATATCCTCCTGGGCTTCTGGCATGACAAAAGCGTCACTACCGGTGACTTTATTGGTTTCAGAAAAATACAGTACCGTATCACTTCCGCAGATTACGACGAGAAGACATTCGTGATGGTTCCGCGTCCCGGATATGAGTTCGTTCCCCATAACGAGATGCGTCTCGGACAGACGGGGAACTTCACCGACAAGGAGCGTCAGACTTATATCATCATAGACGTGCGTGACGGTAACTGCTGCATCACCCTTGTTGACAATGCCAACACCTGGGACCCGGAGTCGGCACAGATGAAGAGCTGGTTCGGCAAGAAGAAGGGTATGACCATCAATGGGATCAACTGCGACAGGTTTTCGGCAGTATTGCAGGATATCATCATGACGGGGCTTATCTTTCAGGTGGATGAGATCACCGGACAGACAGTGCGTGTACCTCTGGATAAAGGTGAATGGGTTGCAGGTAAGTACGCCTACTATGACCGGGTGTCACATAACGGGGCTTTGTGGTTGTGTGTTGATGATAACGGAACGACAACAGAACCGTCAGATGATAATCCGGTATGGCTGAAACAAGTGGCCAAAGGTGACAAGGGTGATCCGGGCCTGTCTGTAATAGGTGGCGGTCATTGGGAATCCTCTAAGACCCCATACGAGGTCAATACCATGGTCACTTTGGCGGGCTGTGTTTTTATCTCCAAGGTGAAAACATCCAATCCTCCCATCAGGATCGCAAGGTTCAGGAATGGCAGTTATCGTCGCAAAAAGGATAGCGGTTATATCCTTGCCGGGAAGTCAGCCGACTGGACCGTGCATGAAGATTGGGAGATACTGCTGGACGGTCGTGAACTTAAAGGTGAGAGCATCACCTTTCTAGGTGAGTTCGCATCCCATCCGTCCAATCCCAAGGAGGGTGACAGCTACCGAAATACGGCTGACCATTGTACTTACATATACCGGAATGGTTTGTGGATGGTCATGGTCAAAGACGGAACTGACGGTAAGGACGGCAAAGGTTACGAGTGGATCTACACCCGTACCAACATCATCGGCCTTACCCCTAACAAGCCGGAATCGAAGCAGCAGGATGATTATATACCGGAAGGCTGGACAGATGATTTTCTTGGCGTGGATGCCGACCATCAGGTGGAATGGGCGTGCAAACGTGTGAAGCGTGATGGAGTATGGAGTGAATGGAGCACTCCGGCCCCTGTGCACCGTTGGAGTAAGGACGGGGAGTCGAATATCATGGCCGACCTTGACAATGAGATGGTGAGCGTCGCTCTTACCAGTACCGGTGTTACTACTTCCGCACAGTCATGGACTACCCATGTATCCATGTGGTACGGTACCGAGAAACTCACCCTTGAGACTTTAACAGTCAGCACGCCTGCCGGTTTCACGGCAAGCACAAGCAAGGCCACCGGAGCGGTGGCGATATCCGTCGCTGCCGGAAAGTCGGTTCCGGAACAGAATACGGTCACCATCACACTGGCTGCAATGAAGAACGGGCAGCTCTATACCCGTGAACTGACTTTCAAGATAACCGGTGTCCGTGGCGGGGCGGACGGTTCCGATGCGGTAATTTATAGCCTTGTCACTTCGGCCACGATGGTCAGCAAGAACAAGAACGGCGGTTACAGTGTAGCTTCGGTATCCTGCCGGCGTATGAAGACAGTCGGTGCGGTCACTACGGCCACAACGGACGGGGAGTTGAAGTACAGTCGTGACGGTGCGGCCGAGGTTCCCATCGGTGATGGTGTCGGGGTGGCTTCCGGTAATTTTACCAGTAGCTTGAAGTTCGTGTTCTACGTGAACGGTCAGGCGGTTGATGTCGAGACTGTCCCGATGGTTGTGGACGGCAGTGACGGAAAGGATGGTGAGAGCATCACAGCAGCCGGTCATTGGGAATCCGCCAATACTCCGTATGCCAAGAACAGTACAGTATCGTTTGCCGGAGGATCTTACTTAAGCAAGGTTGAAACCTCCAACCCTCCGATTAAAATCGCCAAGTTCAGAAACGGCAGACTCCGCAGGAAAAGAGACGGCGGATACATCCTCGCCGGCAGATCTGCGAACCGGACGGTACATGCGGACTGGCAGGAGATGGTTGCTCCCGTCGGACCGTCGGCATCCTACTGGCTGGACAGTCCTGTCAGCGTGATCAACTTCACTTCAACAGGCACGCCATCCCCGTCTGGATTCCTTGTCACTTGCAAACAGAATGTGGCAGGCAATGTAAGCACGTGCAGCACGCTTTATCTGGCAGCCCGCAAATACAACGGAAGCTGGCTGGCTCATGTAGGTGCGACACTGAACAGCCAGATATCCGTACCTGCGACAGCCGGATACACCCAGTTTGCCGTCCGGGCTTATAAATCCGCATCTGACGCGAACGCATGGAATAATAATTTTGTCGCTGAAAAAGGGGTGGGTGTAGCTAATGATGGTGCCATAGGAGCAACCGGAGCAACAGGGGCGTTTCCCCGTGACAGAGGTGTATTCGCATCAGGACAGACTTATGTCTGGAATGCGGATTACCGGGATAAGGTCATATATCTGATAGGGGGAGTTTATTATAATTTCCTTGTAAAGAATTACGGTGCTTCCGTTACCGATGCACCCACATCTGTCAACGGTGATTCCAATTGGGAAGCCATGCAGAAGTTTGTGAATATCGCTACTGACACCCTGTTTGCCGATGGTGCGAATGTAGCCGGCTTCATGTTCAAAGACAAGGTTCTCAAGTCTTTTAATGACAAAGGTGAAACTCTTCTTATCAACGGTGAAACCGGGTATTTTAAATGCAAATTAGCAGAGATTACAGGAACAATCACGGCGGATAAAGGACGTATTGGCCCGTTCTCCATCATTTCGGGGGTATTGTCCTCAAAGATCCTTTATGAAAATGAAACAAATAAATACGTCGGTTTCAATTTGTCTGCCGGACAAATTGAGTTTTATAACGAAAGGACATTTGCAAACGTAAGAATCGGGGGAAACACGCAGTTTGTCACCATTGAAGGGATTAAGTATGATGCTGGAATTGACATACAGAGTCCAAATGCCATGATCGGAATGCACATCAAGACTCCGAGCATTCCTCTATTCGTGGAGGGAGGTAACATTTTCCTTCATCCGAACAATGACAGCTATGTTTCTCTTCGTGGCATAGTTGGCAACTGGAGGAATATCTCTGTTAAAGCTTCATTGAACAACAACGATGATAATGTGATGTTTATTAATAGAGACAATATAGAAGTGACGCTTCCTCCGGATGTTCCGGGACATACTATATACTTCAAACGTATGAGCGGCGGAGTAAGATTGACAGGAGGACGGATCCTGCCTGCTCCCGGAGGACAGGAGGTGTCTTATATTGATTTGGATTTTGCATCCGGCTTCATTAAGTGTATGGGTAATTATTGGGTTATGTTTTATTGCGGATAATTTAAATATAAAGTATGAGAATAAATTTTGCACAATTCCCTATTTATGATGGGATTAAAAAAGAAAAGCTTATAGCCAGTAACATCACTGAGGCCTTCGGTGACTGGATATATAAGAACGTAGCGGGCTTGAAGGCGCATCTCCTTGCTGAGAAGATATTCAAATCTACTGCTGAAGGTGTCGAGATTGACGAAGAAGAGGTGGATATCATAAGACGCTCCACCTCCATGCTGCCCGGTCTGCTGGCGGACTCACTGAATGATTATCTGGATAAAAAGAAGGAGTAGTATGAAAGAATTATGGCAATTAATCAAGATGCTGTTCTCAAGCAAGCCGGGTGATTTTGATACTCCTGAGCTACTTCCCATGAAGCATTATCCTTTCAAGGGATACCGTTTCATGATGTGGTGCGGACGGATGATATACCGTGCCGAGAACAAGGAGAACATAGATAGGTATATGCAGACCTATGCGGGTAAGGAGAGTATGACGCACGAAACCATACACCTGCGTCAGGCACAGGTTATCGGCTCATGGGTAAAATACTACTGGCGGTATTTTGTCGAGTGGATCAAGGGAAACCCTATCTGCCATCCTGCGAGCTCGGCATATTATACTATAAAATACGAAATGGAGGCGTATGCCAACGAGGGCAATCCGGATTATCCCGTGAACTATGACGGGAACAACCTTTCCCGTTATAAGATAAAAAGTGGCAGGAAGAAGCTGTACAAATCGGTTGGCGGCACTTCAAAAGCGTGGAAAACTTATATAAGAACTTTATAAAATTGATATTATGAGTGATTTGAATTTAGAAAATATAGTTGGCTTTAAAGCTGTGGATAAAAACGGCAACGAACGACAGGTGACCGTCGATGAGATGACAGAATTAGTTTCCGCACGGATTGTTTCCGCTGCATCAGAAATATCAACATTTGCTGCCGCTGCGGCAGCCGGAACAGATGAGTTTGAGGACCAGTTGCCCCAGTCCGACACCTTCTCTTGGCTTCGTACTTTGGACGGTTCCAAGAACCCAACTTTAACATCTTCTTCGGCTGCCGCGAAAGTCCTGGGAGAACTGATAGGTACAGCTACGGCTAATAAGAATGGATTAATGAGTAAAATATTTGCAGTAACTGATATAGAAAGAGGAAAAGGTCTGATTATTGACTATAAAGCTGATTCTAATGGTTTATATACTTCTTCTTCGTTGATAGAAATATATGTCTATTCGGGAGCTAATACTGCATTTTATAGAGTGATGTCAATACCTACTGGATCTAAAAACATAGAAATAAAATATATGGGGATGCATTGGTGCGATTTTAAATATGCAAATAGTAAATTGTATGTGTTACCTAAGTCGGATGATTCTTCCATCTCGTATAAGGTATCATTAGTTAGAAGAACAAGACCGAATTTCTTAACAATAGACTTTTCTGATTTTTCCAATATTACAGGTGAAATAATTACACCTACACCTGATTAATCCACTTCTGGGAGGACTTCTGCCAACAAATGGAATAAAAAGAACTGAATATTATGAAACAATACGGCCAGGAGTATCATTTAGTATAGGTGCTCCTACCAATGAATTCGTATATGTCAGCCATAATGACGGAGAAATGATGATTTATGTTGATTCTACCGGCATTGTTACGAAGATATTCTCTAGTGCTGATAAAATTATATCTATATCACTAAAGGATAATCAGATTATGATAACTGCTATAAATTATGACCTTATAGTTACGATTCGTGTACTCTCTTTTTAACATGGATTTTATCTAAACAAAGAGCTGGGAGAACTCATCGGGATAAATGATACGTGGATAAGAAGACGGTTTGCAATAAAAGACTGCAACACAGCTATAGCCGGAGTTTATAATGTGGACGATTCCACAACCAATAACTTCCCTACAGGAGCATATAAGTTTGGAACGTTACTTGTGGCAAACTCTGGCTTTTTTGGATCTCAGTATTTTGTTCCTGACAATTTTAATGCAGATCCATACATATATATTCGGTCTATTGGTAACAATGGAACTACTTTCAATAAATGGGCTAAAATTAAAGTAACAATTATAACATAGATATTCTTCATGGAACGACCTGGGAGGACTGATAGGGATAAATGATTCGTGGTTTAGGAGTAGAATTCCTACATTTAAAGGAGATGTTGAAACGTTAGTAGTATCAGGAATATATGGAATAACACCTGAGTCTATTAACAATCCTATAAATGGCTATGGAATTTTATCCGTATTTTCGGTTGGAAACGAATCACGGGTTATGTACTTACTAATATCAGTAAATGGAGCGACATTTATTAGGGTGAAGTATGATAAGAGTGATAGTAAGTGGAAAAAATTAAGTTTGGCTTCCTAGACTAAATTTGCTCTAGAAGTAATTGGCGAACCGTATCTTTGACATGGATTAAAACGGGTGGTCCGGTACAAGCCGGTGCCACCCGTTTTTTTATGTCAAAAATCAAGATTAATAGCATCACTTGGAATTGATTCCACTGTTTCTAAAGAGGAACTGTATAGTTGGGTCATCGGGGCAAATAAGATATTAGCATATTGAGCCATTTCAACAAATAATGATATTGAGTTTGTTTCCTGTATGTAGGAAATCGATGATATATATCCTTTTACTCCATTAATGAGCTTACAAAAAACTTTGGTTTCGTTCCATATCATCACAGAAACAGCTATTGTAGAAACAGAACCACTAGTGCTACCTACATATAGAAAACCATTAACCCATTCACCGGGTGAACTTATATTACATTTTAAACGACAATGCAAATTATTGATTTTAGCAATATTTCTGCACACTTGATTTTTGGGCATTAGTCCATCTTTTGTCGGTGTTGTAACACCAATCAGTCCTCCCAGCTCTCGTTTCGAATAGATTTTATGTCAATTATTACTGTGAATTATTATCTTAGAATCTTCCCAAGTTGAAACGTCTGGATAATTCCTTTTTCTAAATATTAATGTTCCGTCTATTGCTATTCCGAAGATGAAAACAACATCTTCTAATTGTTTTATAACCAATCCTTGAACGACATTACCATAGAATCCTTCTCCAGCAAAAGCATTGAAATCGGAAACGAAAGGTTGAATTGTTTTTATAGGCATTTCATTTACAAAATCCGTAAATTCACTCCATGAAGAAAACGATTTTGTTCCCTTCGGATTTCCCAAAAGTTCTCCCAGCTCTCAACTTATGCTATTATTCTGTTGCAATTTGTTGCCAATCCCTTAATGGTTCTGTCGTTTCAATAACCGTTAAATCATCCATGGCTTTTATCTCCATAATGCCAGCTGAATTATCAGGGCATTCCAGCATGATGTCAAAATAATTAGTGCTATTCAACTTTTGATACAGCTTAAATTGGATATCATTTCCACATATCAATTTAAAATGGGAAACTCCATTACGATACCCACTTAATGAAGCTACATAGCAAGACGATATTCCATTTCTTAGCACATATAGTAAGCATATTACAGGTTTATATACATGTAGTTCCTCTTTATATGCTATCTTGTATAATTTGCCTTGAATTAAATCAAAATATGCTGTTCTCCTTGTTAATCCCTTATTAGTATTTGTCGAAAGTGGCAAAAGTTCTCCCAG